TGCGCGATGTGCAGGTCATGAGCCAGGCCATGTTAGCCCTGCCTCATGACCTGCACATCGCGCACGCGCCAACCGAAGGAAGTCCACCGTGCATCGGTGGGCTCCTGTAGTCCCGTCATGCTGATGCTGCGCTGCTCGCGCTGTCGTTCCCGACTGAACGGAGCGATGTTGACAATCTCGGTCTCGTAGGTCGGCCAACAGCGGTCGTAGCGAAGCATGTCGAACGGGAACTCCATCGTCCCTTCGACGATGAACCGGAACAACGTGTTGATCTGGTTCGCCTTGTGCTTTGGCATTTTCACCTCCCTGGTTGCTACTGGTACTCGGCTGAGCACCGGCCAGCCCACCATCTCTGGTGGGCAGCCGCTGATCAGATCCGTCGGATCGTGTCCTCGCCGGGGATGATACCCAGGCTCGAACCGTTGTCCCACTTGACGTGGATCGTGCCAAGCGAGTCGATGAGCGTGATCGTGCCCTTGTCTCCGGGCTTGAGGCTGGTGTACGTGTCGCTCGTGAACACCAACTCCACCCGGTCGCCGACGCTGAACATCAGTCGGCGTCGAACGTGCTGAAGAACAGGGGCTTGAGTCCGAAGAACTTCTCGGTCTCGGCAGGGACACGCTTCCAGCCACGCTCTCCGTAGTTCATCTGGATGACGTAGCCAGTCCCGAATCCACTCGGCGTCCATGTGAACCGCCGATGGCCGCTGAGCGTCTTGACGATCTCTTCCTTGCGCTCAGGCGTGACCATGAACGGCAGACCCGGAACCTGCTCAGAGCGCGAGATGCGCTCGATTGCCTCCGGGATCTTGACCTCGATGAACCGCTTGATCTTCGCGTTGGTCTGCTCGATCTCGTCGGCCCTGACGATGCCGTGGCTCTTGAGACGCCGCTTGGTGTACTTCACCGTGCCGCTTCTCGAGTCGTCCCACTTGATGACGAACTCGTCGACGAACGTGCGAGCCTCTCCCCAGCCTTTCCAACCGGCTGAGGATTCGACCGTGCCGAAGCCACCGTTGTGGTAGACGCGGTCGTGCTCGTGCAGCGGGATCTCGCCGCCCCATCTGGCAGGGTTCTCGATGTAGAAGGAGTCTTCCACACCGTACCTGTCGAATGAGCGACGACCCGCTGGCGAATCGAAGCTGACGTGCCCACTGGCGAGCGAGTAGCTGTCAGATACACCGTCGAACACGATGAGGATCTCGACGCCAGGCCCCACGAGCTTCAGACACTTCGTGGCAGGATGCCATTGTGTCTTCGGCTCGGTGTAGACCTCGCGCGTGAACCCATCGGGTGTGACGATGCCCTTCAGCATCTTCGCAACCGTAGGCACAGCGAGTGTCTTGGTCATAGACCAAACCTCCCTGGTAGCTGTTGCGGTACTCGGCTGAGTACCAGCGCGCCCACCCCGGAGGGTGAGCCGCTGCTGCTCAGTACCAGTCACGCTTTGGTACGTGTTGCCAGATCATCTCGTCTAGCTCACCTTGGAGACGATCCTTGTTGATGGGCACTTCGCTGACGCGAAGGAAGAACAGCACGTCCTTTGTCAGCTGTGCCCTTGTCTTGCCCGGGACGTACACGTGATCGGGTGCTTTCTTTGTCACCTTCACGATCACGTGGCCGTCGTCAGACAATGACAGGCTGTACGAGATCCTAGCCATGCTTCTCGATGCGTTCGACCTCATACGAGGCGACAAGGTATTCGTCCTCATACTTGGAGTCATCGGACATGCCGTAGGCATACCAGTGACCCTTGAAGCCAGCGATGTCATTCATGTCTTGCTGGCCCCAAGCATCCTCACCCATCGGGTCCCACGACTCACCGAGGTTGTCTCGGGTAATCGTGACGATGAGCTTGTTCGGCATGTCCTCGGTTGTGCCCATCTTCCTGAGGTACATGATGTCACCCTGTTCAGGCTTCGGCAGATCGTCGCCGGGCATGAACGGGTTTCTGGTGTCGTCTTCGAACGGAAGATCTGACATCAGTACTCGCTCAGCGCGGCTTCACCGCCGCAGTTCTTGCAGCGGAAGTACGTGGTCATGCCACCGTAGGTGTCGACCTCGTGCTTTCCGTGCTTGAAGTCTGACGGGTGCGGACACTCGTCGTGTTGCATCATGAAGTCCTCGACTTGTGGACCAGATCCGTAGCACACATCCTTCTTCGTGTGCGTGATCTGTTCCACCATGTTCTCGGGTTTCATGCTGACCCAGCATCCGCAGAACGAGCAATGTAGCAGATACTGCCACGGCTCGTCTGGCAGACGCCAGTCAGGCTCGCGAGTGACCCATGCGTCATATCCACGCATGTGACCTCCCTGGTTGCTTGTATGGTGGTACGGAGCATGAGCTCCAGCCGTGCCCCAGCAGGGCACAGCTGCAGATCACGAGTTGAGCTTGCCTGGCGTGCGCAGCTTCGGGTCGTTGCTCACGATGCGAGCGTCGCGACCCTTGTCCTGTCCCGAGCCGTAGGCAGCATAGTTCGTCCTGCGACCCTCGCGGTACTTGACAGGCTTCCGCTTCTCGGTGCACTGCTTGCACTTGCAGTCCGGCTCGTGCGGCTTCAGGTCTGGGAAGTCTGCCCAGAGCGCGTCGCGCGCCTGATCGCGGATGTCCCGGATGACCAGAGCCGTGCTGTTCTCCTCGCCGGTGCCGCCAGACCGCATGGCGGTCAGGTCGTGCAGCCGACGACGGATCATCGACGTGAATCCCTCGACGTAGCTGATCTGCCACTCGTCGGGATGCACAGCGACGACGTCGCGTGTGGTCTTGCCGATGCTCTTGAGGTACTTCTTGTACTCTCGGAGCATGATCCCGTTGTTGCTGACCTTGCCGTACACGTCGGTCGTGCTCCACTCGGGATGGCCACACCAGACTGCGACATCCTTGTACTTCATGCCGGCTTCCTTCGCCCGCATGATGTTGTGGCCCAGCGAGAGGCTGGGGTCGTACACAGGCTTGATGTGCTCGACCATCTGCAGGAGCAGATCGGTGAACAGCATGTCCATGTACGAGAGGTCGCTCTCCATGCCGTACACAGCAGCCGTCTTCTTGGTGTAGTCCCAAGTGGCGAACGTGCTGTAGCAGCGGCAGAAGTTCACGCACGCGTCCCACAGCCACGCGATGTTGTTTCTCGCATCGATGTGGACGCCGTCGCGCAACTGCGACCACCACGAGATGTCGATGTCCCTGCGGACGACCAACCGAGCGTTCTTGTCGACGTTCAGCATCAGCATGGCCTGGTCGATGGCATACTTCTCCATCAGATTGTCGGCCGCGCGAAGGAACGACTCCTTCTCGGCAGGGTACTCGGTGCTGTTCGCCTTGGCGATCAGACCGCGTACTTTCCGCAGGATGTCCTCGTGCTGTTTCTCAGTCACGATTTCCTCCCTGGTTTGCTTGGTAGTGTCTTACGTGGCGTGTCTAGCACACCGGGAAGTCTACCGCTTCCGGTAGACTCCCGCTAGGCTAGACCTCGTCTTGAGGCCAGTAGTCCAGCGATCTGATGAACCAGCAGATCAGTCGTGCCTGCCACCTGTACTTCACGATCTTCAGTGGCCTGCCGTGGTACGGATCGAAGATCTCGTAACCCTTGGTGGGTGACAGAGCCCTCATCAGCACCACGATCTGCTGGATCTCCTTCGACGCCGGCATCAGATGAGCAGGTACTCGGGACCGTACACCATCATCGCGTTGATGCGCGCGACGCGGCGTGCGATCATCTGACACTTGACGTGCCGAGTCAGCGTGGCCCAGTCAGGCTCGCTGTTCTCGATGTACGACGCGCACTGGTCCCAGAGTTCCTTGATGAACCAGCTGTCCTCGCGCTCGATCACGTCCGTCCAGCCGTAGGTGGGTGCGCCGGTGTTGCGATACAGGCGACCCTCCTCCTGCTGAAGTGCCTCCCACTCGTCTTCGAGCGGGATGCTCAGCTTCGGCAGAGGACTCAGATCGAGCACGATCTTGTCGTAGTTGAACTCGATCTTGATGTGTTTCTCCACATCAACCTCCCTGGTTATTTGTTGGTGAACCGATTGGCACACCAGGAAGCCTACCCGATTGCTCGGGTAAGCTCCTGCTATGTCACTCGCGATGACCGTCAGGGAACACGATCGCGTAGATGCGACCGTCCTGTGTCACCGTGATGCCGTCACGCTCGGCAGCACAGTTCGGACCGATGTACACGCTGTACCTGATCGTGACCTCGAAGTCCGCTGTGAACTTGGCCTCGTTCACGCATGCGATCAGGAAGTCCTTGTGCTCTTCCGTGATCGTGTTCATGGGGCTGTACTTACCGCGCAGCCCACGCACGTGAACGGTGCTCATGCCTTGCGGCTGTGCTTGGTGTTGTCGTCCATCCACTTCGGCAGGCTCGACGTCTTGATGGCAGAGTCGACCTCCTTCTTGAGCTCCTTCAGCTGTGCCAGCGTCAGGTTGCCCTGCAGGATGAACGCACCGTCCTCGGTACCGAACAGGTTGTAGTTCCCTGAATCGGTCCTGATGACTGTGACCATTCTTACCTCCCTGGTTTGCTTGCTGGAGCGTATGCTCCGAACCTGCCCCGGTAGGGCAGATTCGCAACATCGCTGCTGCTAGACGACGTTGACTTCGAAGTCGAAGTCCTTACCTGCCGAGCCGTCAAGCGGGCAGGTGCTGACGGTGCACTGCACGTCCGGACGTGTTTCGTCGAACCGGATCGTGACGGTCATGAACATCTCACCGTCAGATCGGAAGACGTACACGTAGTCGTCGGCGGTGTCAAGTGGTACGTGAATTGATTCCACGTGCTTGCGTGTCATCGCTTCACCTTGAGGTACACCGTGCGATAGCCGGTGCGAGGTTCGGCATCAGGCGGATCAACGAACGACTTGTAGTCGTATGGCACGTTGACCTGCATGAAGCCGTGTGTCAGCAGGAAGTCGCGACGCTTGGCGGTTATTCTGCCAGACGTCCACGTGGTCCCGCTACCGGGCACCGGACATGGCGGCCTGCCGTCAATGTGGTACCGACGGTTACAGGCTGGGTTCACGTAGGGCCACCCGCGCTTTGCGAACTCAGTCGCGGTTACGGGCACGCCCTGGTCGAGCAACTCTTGGCAGAGTTCCTCGAACGTGGGTTTTGCCATTCTTACCTCCCTGGTTAGATGCGCCTTTATGGCACACCGAGAAGCTTACCCGTTTGGGGTAAGCTCCCGCTATGTCACCTGCGCTGCATGTAGACCCATAGGCAGATGCAGCCTACGATCGGGCCCACCGTCAGGATCCACGCCCAGATGAACTGCGTACTGGGGTTCACACTGACCTCCCTGGTTACAGCGTACCGTATGGCACACTGGGATAGGTCAGGTGTTACCCTGACCCTCCCACTATGTCACTCTTCGGTTGCTTCCAGCTTGATGGGGTACCTGCTGGCGAGCCTTGCGGTCCTGCGCTCGTTCTTCTCGTACTCGGCGCGCAGGCTGTTGATCGCGGCGATGATCTCAACGTTACGATCCCTCAGTTTCAGGATCTCCTGGATCGCCTTGATCTGATCAGCGCCGGTGGGCTTCTTGAAAGCCGACCTGCTGCGCTTACCGTTGTTCGGCTGGTGGGCTTCGTACGCTTTCCCATTCTGCGTTCTGGGCTTGCGTACGCGACCTGCCTGGATCTGTTGCGCGTTCACCTTGCGGCTTACACGTCCCATTGATCTTACCTCCCTGGTGGTTACCTTGGTGCGAGGTGCACCGGGATAGGGCAGATCTGGCGACCTGCCCCTACCCGCTACGTCCCGCGCTTGCCCCTACGCTGCCAGGGCGGCCAGCTGCGCTTCCAGCGCCGCCTTCCGCTCCTGCAGCTTGGCCAGCTTGGCAGCGTCGCGCTCCAGCTTGGCCTCCGCCGCCGCCGCCTCGCGGACCGTCCGCAGGTTGCCATAGGCCTCCTTGCGAGCCGCGAGCAGCGCGACGATGATCTCAGTGGCCTCGTCGGCCTGGATCTTGTTGACCTTCGAACCGAGCTTCAGCTCGATGGTGCCACCGTTGATCGTGGTCTCAACCGTCATTTTGCTTACCTCCTAAGGTAGCGTCATGGTGACGCGTTCTGCGATCACCGGCGCGCGGCCCGATTTCTCAGGCCGCCGCCGCTAACCGTAGGGAGGGAGGTTATCTCTTCTTGCGCGTTCGCCCCGGTCGCTACCCGCTACCTGCGACCTCGCCCGCTAAAGGCTTGGACTCTGGGAGGTGGCCTTACCCGACCGGCTAGCTTAGCCCGGTAGCTCGGATACGCCCGGCTCCCCCGCGCGCTACGGATCTCCCCCGTAGCCCCGGCGCGATGGCCCTAGGAACGGTCGGAAGGCCAAAGGACCTTGCCTAAACCTAGGATCCGCCTAGTAGGTAGCTACTAGCTAACTTCCTACTACTAGAAGGGTACGCCCCAGAAGTAAGGACGTCCTAAAGAAGAAGTAAGGACTTCGTAAAGTCTCAAAGTGATAAACGCGGGCCTGTAATCCCCAAATCCCAGAGATTGTGGCTCTGAGTTTTCCCTGGTAAATCGGACTTTCTGGGCGAAAAGGTCCGCAAATCCCCAGTCGGACAATTGGTCTGACATGTGGTAATGTCAAGCCAATTCGTCAAATACTAATTCATGGGGAATCCGAAAGTGCGGGTGCCACGAACCCAAAATGCATGCCAAAAATGCCATATGTCAAATCAGTAGCATACACACAAAGATTTCACGAACATTTCGTCAGAAAAAGTCCGAAATCTCTGAGTTTTCACCCTGCAAAGAGACTCTAATCCTAAGTCGACCGAAATAAACTCAGAACATGGCGAAAAATCGCTGATTTTACGCTTTAGAAGTGATACGAGTTTGAAGACCATGGTAAAACGATCCCATGGCACTACATTTCTACGAATAGTAAAGTTATGCTCCACTACACAAAAACCAAACGATTCCCGTAGAACGAGATCGCTAACTGCGGCCGACCCTCTCGATCGCGCGTGCACGCGAGATCGCGCTCGAACAAAGGTTTGGCACTACGAAAAGTTCCGATTCCACCAAATGCAACGCGAGCGCGTGCATGCGCGATCGGGAGGCTCCACCGCCTTAGACTCGCCGCCCACCGGCGCGACCCCAGGTAGTAGCAGAAAATCCTCGTCATAAAATCCGCCTAGCGTCCCACAGAAAAATCCGGTAGACTTCTAGTCGCCGAAACGGGATCCGCCGATTTCGTCAAGGCCACCGGGCGGGTGCGGGATCAACCAAGGGTCCTGGTAGTGTCCCCGAGGAAGATCTCGCATCTCGCCCGGTTCAGCTTCACCGACACTACCACCAGAAAGGCACAATGGCAACAGTCAGCAAAGTAATCTCCGGCGGTCAAGACGGAGCGGATCTGGCAGGTCTCATGACCGCGAGACTTCTCAACATTCCCACCGGCGGGCACATGCCAGCTGGATACCGCACGCGCAGTGGCAGCAAGCCTGAGTATGCGAAGCGGTACAAGGTGGAAGAACACGGCAGCAAGGACTATCCGCCGCGCACACAGGCCAACGTCGCGAACAGCGATGGGACGATCCGGCTTGCCACATCTTTCAAGACGCCGGGCGAGAAGTGCACGCTCAAGTACATCTTGATGTACAAGAAGCCGTACATCGACATTCGCATTCACGAGTACGAGCCACATCCACCAGCCACTGATCCAGTTTTCAGGATCCGTGTGCAGCCCAGTTCCGTAAGGAACTGGATCGAGAAGCATCAGATCAGGACCCTGAACGTTGCCGGAAACGCCGACCCGCGCATCGAGGCAGAGGTCATCCGATTTCTGACGGAGGTGCTGCGATGAGTGAGTCACACAGTGGTGAGCCACTGCCCATCACGCTGAGGGACATCGAGCGGCTGCTGTTCGAGACCCGCGAGTGCATTCACGATGACGAGCAAGGCATCGGTGGGTGGTTTGAGAAGCGCGGGTTCGACTACGAAAGCATGCGAGCGTTTTACGTTGGCCTGCTCGCGGCCACCACGATGCAGATTGCGCGCATCGAGCATGCCGGCGGTGACGGCGGTGAGGCTCTGTTTGAGTTGATCCTCACGACGTTCATCATCGGCTGGGTCATGAAGGAGCAGTACGGTAAGGGTCGCCCATGACCCGTACCTTGCCTCCGCCACCACCGAACATCTGCGACGTCTGCCACGGCGAGAGCAAGGGTGCGGTGTACGTTGGCGTAGCAGCAGTGCCGGCGGCTCCGATGAGCGTGGCGTGGTGCCAGAACTGCCTACACGTGAACGCGATTCCGCGCCACGTCGCGGAGTACTGGCTGTTCGCGGAGTTTGACAAGCAGCAGTATCCCGATGGTCCTGTCATGCGCAAGAAGCCGCCACGGCACTTTCCGCTCGCCGACTGGGCCGGTGAGTTCAAGATCTGGCTGGGACCGGTCGCCGAGTATGCGAAGCTGAAGGATTGCTACAAGACTCTTTGGAAGCACGAGTACGAAAGACAGGGAGGAGACGCATGAGCTTCAAGGTCAAGCTCAACTACCACAACCTGCCACCAGGTGTAGACCCACGAGCAGTGGACCCACAGCAGCTTGCATTGGCCACCGCAGATGCGGCTGCCGAGGCTTCCGCTCGAACGGCAGGTGTACCAGATCTCGTGTACCACATGGTGGAAAGTCTCGAGGTCAAGCTGCCGCACAACATGACGCTGCGCATCTTCGAGACTGACGAGGACTACGCGATCGTCATGGAGGTCGAGGGTGAGGAGCCGTATGCTCTCGAGACGGTCATGAAGGAAAACGATGCCCCATCCTAACACCAGTCAGCCACCGCATCCATTCGAGAAGCGGTTCTACACATTGGCATGGATGCTCATCAGAGAGCGGTTCCGCAAGACACCCAAGCCACCGCCGATCCCACCGCCGACGGGTGTACCGCCGGTCAAGAAGATCCGCTAGGCTTCCGGCACACTAGTGGAAGGAGACAGGCATGTCTCGTAACGTCAGGGTGGTCCGCACCGGCTGGGGCCACTATACCACAAAGCCAGGGGGCCGCTGATGTTCAAGCTCACCGGCTCTGGTGGCTACCGCAAGGCGAGTGGCGGCTCAACCGTCCCTCGCGTGAATGCTGCGCAGCTGAACCGCGTCGCGTTCGCTCCGGTCCCGACAAGAGGTGCGTGGGTGCCCGAGACCATGCAGGAGCAGGGTCAGGATGCCAACACTCCTCGTGCTCAGGGACTGGAACAGATCTACCGCTGACGGTCATGGCTGCTCGGCGGCGCAAGCCAATCAAGATCAAGAAGAGCAGACAGGGATCCTTGCGGCGTGCCACCGGCACGAAGAAGGGCAAGAAGATCCCCGTCAGCACCTTGCGTCGGATGAAGAGGTCCAAGTCACCGGCCATGCGCAAGAAAGCCACCTTCGCGCTCAACGCACGGAAGTGGCGCAAGACCGGTGGGAGGCGCAAGCGCAGATGAACATCGGTGTCTTCGGCTGCGACCCTGGCGGCCACACAGGCATTGCCTGGGGTGTGTTCAACCCGCACGCCAAAGGGGGAGCAGCCGAGGCACTGAAGTCCAAGATGTGCGACGGTAGCACGACCATCGACGGAGACGCACGCTCCCAGATACGGCAGATCGTGAAGCTGTGGCAAGGCTTCTACCGTGAGTGCGTGTTCGTGAAGCAGCTGCCGCCTGAGAACGTCTGGTTTGTGATGGAGGACTTCATCTACAAGCCTGGGACGATCTACGGCGGCGAGTCCTCTGAGATCAGTACGCAGATCATCTGGGGAGTCGAGGGTTACAGGATGGGCACAAAGGATGAGTGGTCGAAGCACAAGCGAGGTGCGTTTGCCACTCATATGCCCGACATGATCCTGCAGACCGCTGGTGAGGCCAAAGGCTACTGCACAAACGACCGAATGAAGGAGTTTGGCATCTGGGTGCGCGGTCGTGAGCATGAGCGTTCGGCATGGGCCCATATCGCAACCTTTGTGGCCCGGTACATAAAGCAGCACGGGACCAACGGTCGCTGATCCTCCCGATCGCGCGTGCATGCGCGCGCTCTCCTGCGCCCGCGCGCTCGTACGCTCGCGCGCGCGCGTGCTCGCGGCGCAGGCGACCAAATCCGCCACGCTCCTGCAGGTTCAGGTAGCGTACCCACCCAGTCATGCCGTCCAACTTCCCGAGGAACGATGCCTACCCAGACTGCCTTCCGCAGACCTGGGTGCCCATCGCACTCGGAGCAGGTCAAGAGCCAAATGCGTATGGTCATGACGGGTCCTTTGAGTGGGACAGCGGCGCTGATGCCGGTACAACCGTAGATCCGCTTTCAGTTCGCCGCAATGGCGAGCCGATCACGTTCATCTCGCGTTGGCCGGAGCGCTGGTGAGTCCTGAGGAGCGCAAGAAGCGAGGTCGGCGCAGCGCCACCACCCAGGCTGCCTCAAAGGGTGGCTTCAAGCTTCCCGGCGCGACGCAGAAGCCGCCAAAGGGCAAGAAGCCAGTCCTTGGTACGAACAGGACTCGCAAGGCTGTGGGCGGTCAGTTCTGTGGCGCCAAGAAGCGCGAGGGTGGGACCTGCCTCCTCGCCGCAGGCTGGGGCACCAATCATCTGGGCATCGGAGCGTGCAAGTACCACGGTGGCAAACTGCCGAACCATACCAAGCACGCGCTGACGCAGGAGGCCAAGGTGTTCTTCGGCACGCCGATGGAGATCAACGCCATGGACGCGTTGATGTGGATGATCAAGGTCACGGCTGGCGAGATCAAGTGGCTGTCCGACCAGATGGCTGGCCTGCAGGAGAAGGACTGGGTGGAGGACACCATTGCGGGTAGACAGTTCCACCTGTATGCCCGTGAGCGGCAGAAGCGCGCAGACAGTTTGGCCCGCTACTCTGCGCAAGCGATCAGCCTTGGTATCGCAGAGCGCGCTGTCAAGATGGCGGAGACCTACGCCGACCTGCTGGCGCGGCTCATTCAGGGCATACTCGGTGACCTGGATTTGACGCCGGAGCAGCGGGCCAAAGCACCCGTGATCGTGCGCAAGCATCTGATTGCCATCGACGGTGGCATGCCTGACGCTGGGCACGCGAGCCATGCGCGGCTCGCGCTGGAGGCTGGTAGGAGTGAAACAGGTTGAGTCCCATGACGACGTCATTGATCTCGTCACCCAGTGGCGACTCAGGCAGCTGCTCGAAGCTCGGGTCCAGTACGGCACGGCGTTACCTCTTGCTGAAACGACTGAAGACCTCCACCAAATGATCGCTGCCAAGGAGCGCGGTTGTCCAGACGATCTGCTACTTCAGATCTATCTCCCGTAGCCAAGTTGCCTGCCGGCGTGGGCTCGCTGGCAATCGACAGGCTGTACCCTCCCGAGGATCCGTGGATAGCGGATCCTGTTGGTTGGTTCCATGACAAACTGGGCCACCATCTGTGGAGCAAGCAGGTTGAGATCCTGGAGTCAGTCAGGGACAACCGCATGACTGCGGTGAAGTCGTGCCATGGCCCAGGCAAGTCCTTCACGGGCAGCGGCGTGATCGGGTGGTACATGGACGTGCACCAACTCGGCTCTGCGTTTGCCGTTACCACGGCTCCGTCATGGCCGCAGGTTCAGGCGATCCTGTGGCGTGAGATACGTCGTCGTCATCGAGAGGGTGATCTAAGGGGACGGATCACGCTCGACTGTCAGTGGCATATGGGTGATGTGGGCACCAAGCGTGCTGATCAGAGTGAGGAACTGATCGCCATGGGTCGAAAGCCTGCTGACTACGATGAGGACACGTTCCAGGGCATTCACTCGCGTTACTTCTTGGCAGTGCTAGACGAGGCCTGCGGCATTCCGCTGTCGCTATGGACCTCAGTTCTCGCCCTGGTGACGAACGAGAATGCGCGAGTGCTTGCCCTGGGTAACCCAGACGACCCGAACAGCCACTTCGCCAAAGTGTGTAAGCCTGGCTCGGGCTGGAACGTCATTCAGATCAGCGTCTGGGATACACCCAACTTCACCGGCGACCACAACTGCGCGGTATGCGGGCAGTACATGGGCGACCTGGTGATGGAGAGCCTGGTCAGCAAGATCTGGGTGGAGACCGCACGTCAGGAGTGGGGCGAGGGTTCACCGACGTGGGTGGCAAAGGTGGATGGCGAGTTCCCAGATGTCAGCGACGAGTACCTCATCTCTCCGGCGCTGATTCAGTACTGTTGGAACCAGGACCTGCCCGGTCTGGGCGTGGGCCGCTATGGCGTAGATATTGCGCGCTACGGGGTGGACCATTCCGTCATCTATCGCAACCGTGATGGTGTGGTGCGACTCACCGACCGCTGGAGCAAGACCGACACCATGACGTCAGCGGGCAAGATCCGCACCTGGATGACGTCACACGGTAACTACACGCCGCCAGCCACGATTGACATCATCGGGGTAGGTGCCGGCGTGTACGACCGGCTGAGAGAGCAGCGCCTCAACGTTGCCCCGCATCAGGGCAGCCAGGCAGCAAGCAATCCGGCCAAGTTCAAGAATCGGCGTTCAGAAGTCTGGTGGACGTTCCGCGAGCTCATGGAGGCTGGTCTCATCGATCTGGACCCGGCCGATGAGACCTTGGCCGCCCAGCTAGGGTCGGTCAAATGGAGCGTTGACAGCGCTGGCCGAATCTTCGTGGAAACGAAAGAGGACATGCGTGAGCGTGGCCTACCTTCTCCTGACCACGCTGATGCAGCCATCCTGTCCACGGTCAGCGCTGTCACCGTTCTCGACATGAACGCTGTCTCGTCAACCGCAACGATCACGGGTGATCTGTTGCACAAGAAGATGTGAGGAGGGATCATGGGACTAGCATCACCGAAGGGCGGTAAGGGATCGTACCAGCCCATGGCGAAGGTGCCGAAGCCCATCAAGGCTCAGCCGATCAGGAAGGTTGGCAAGGCCAGGAAGGTGCCTCGGGCATAGTCATGGCCGACTGGTGGACAAAGGGATATCCGGGTGGGCCCATGGTAGCGGTCAGAGGCTTCCCGCGTCCTCTGTACCCACCCGATGCCAACAAGCAGGGCAAGAAGCCCAGCGTGGATGGCCCCGACGTCGAGGCCTACAAGCGCACGGTCAGCCGTGCCGGTCGTTGGCTGTGGCAGCCATTCGACCAGGACTTCAGCAATCTCTTCAGTCACGGCAAGAGCGGCAACGTCGTTGACACCGGCATCGCCGGGATCCAGCGCCAGCAGAACATGGACGACACGGGTTGGGTCGGCGAGAAGACGTTCAACACGCTGCGCTCCATCAGGATCCCCGAAGGACTGCCTCACGCCGGAGAGCCAGCCATGGACGCCCGTTCCGTGGAGCTCATCAATGCCGCGTGGGATCAGTTCAAGGGGAAGGAGCCTGCGCAGCCACCCCCAGCCGTAAAACCCCAGGCTGCGCAGGCTCGCCTGAAGAAAGCGGTTGCGGAGATCGGGGTCAAGGAGTCGCCGGCAAACTCCAACCAGGTGAAGTACAGCCAGTGGTACAACATGATCGGGCCATGGTGTGCGATGTTCTGTACCTGGTGCGATCAGACCGGTGAGGCTCCGACCAAGTCATTCGTGAAAGGTCAGTACTACGCATATGTACCGTATATCGTCTACGACGCGCGTATGGGCTACCGGGGTCTGAGCATCACGAGCGATCCTCAGCCGGGCGATCTCGTCTGCTTCGACTGGGATCGCAACGGGGAATATGACCATATCGGTATCTTCGAGAAGTGGGTGAACAGCAACCAGTTCAAGTGCATCGAGGGCAACACCAGCGCCTCCAATCAATCCAATGGCGGAGAGGTCATGCGGCGTGACCGATACGTTTCCGGTCAAGCTACGGTCTTCGTCAGGGTGAAAGAGTGAAGGGACGGAACTTTGCAGCATACTCCGTTCTCGCGTTGGCACTCGGAGTATCAATCTCAATCATCGTCCTCACGGCTGGGATCGTGTGGACGGCGATCGAGCATGGAAACACGGCATCGTCCCTTACCGAGAATGAGACGCAGGTGCTCATCTCATCGTTCAGCGGCATCTTCGGGCTGCTCGGTGCCTTCATTGGGTACCAGGTGGGCAACGGAGACAAGCGAGATCGGTACCCGAGGATGACTGATCTGCCGGAGCCGCCGAATGACATCGAGGATACAAAGGAAAGGTGGCCGACACCATGAAGCGTGAGTATGGCCTGACAGAGATCGCGGTCATTGCCATTGCGATCATCCTCCTCATCGAACTGATTCACACCTGGTAGTCAGATGCCTCCTGTCGGTAGACCACGGATCACGACGACGCAGGGCGCACGTCCTCCCGTCAACCTGATCGGCGTCGCTGATCCGTTCAACTACGGGGTCGGCCTGAATCCGCAGACAGGCGGCGTGGCTCCGTGGCACATGTTCATCGATCTACAGGAGACAGTGCCAGAGTGGTTCTGGCCGAACAGCGTCTGGACAGCGGAACAGATGCGCACGGACTCGCAGCTGGCTGCCCTACTAACGTCCGTGATGTGGGGGATCAGCCAGCTGCGGTTCGTGATTGACCCGAATGGCTCTCGCGCGTCGCTCGTTGAAGAGATCAGCCAGGATCTCAACCTGCCGGTGATGGGTGAGGATCACAAGCCGCAAGGACGGCTGAAGGGCAGGTTCAGTCATCCACGTTTTGTCCTGCAGTCCATGCTGTCCGTTATCTACGGTCACATGTTCTTCGAGCAGAACGGTGAGGTGGTGGATGGCAAGTGGCGTCTGCGTAGGATGTTCCCGATCATGCCTCGTACGATCGCGCAGATGAACGTCGAGGATGATGGCAGCCTCGTGAATGTGGTGCAGTGGGCGAGTAGGAACTCGTTCCTGTCAGCAAACCCACCGCTGTCCTCATTCGCCGAGCCGATCCCGGTTGACCGGCTCACCGGCTACATCTTCCAGATGGAAGGGATGAACTGGCACGGTCGCAGCATGATGCGCGACTGCTTCAAGGATTGGGTGCTGAAGGACCGCCTGATGCGAGTGGAGGCAATCAACCACGAGCGTGCCGGCGGTGTACCATATGCCGTAGGTCCTCAAGGTGCAACGATGACCGAGATTGAGGACCTGGGCCAGATGATGCAGCAGTTCCGCATCGGCGAGACCGCCGGTGGCGCTGTTCCCTATGGCAGTTCGCTTCACATCGCCAAGGGTTCCGGTTCCGACATCGACGCAACGATCAAGCGATACGACGAAAGCATGGCTCGTCGTTTCATGCTGATGCTCGCCAATCTGGCCCAGGGTGGGGCGCATGTCGGCAGCTACGCGCTGGGGGAGACGTTTGAAGACTTCTTCCTCGTCGCGCAGCGCCACATCGCGCAGTGGTACTGCGACATCACCAACGAGCACATCATCGAAGACATTGTCGACTGGAACTACGGCGAGGACGAGGAGTTTGTCCCGAAGATCACGTGGGAGCGCACGAGTGAAGACAGCCTGGGCGTGGAGCAGCTAGCCACCCTAGTTCAACGTGGCGTGATCATCGTGGACGAGGAACTGGAGAATGCCATCCGTTACAAGTACCAGCTGCCGAGCCGCAGCACACCGAGGCCGAACATCATCGTCGGTCCTGGTGTACCACGGCAGCCGCAGGAGCTTGCCCCTGGGCAAGTTGTGCCACCGCGAGGGGAGTTGCCAGAGTCTGCACAACCCGTTCCTCCTGGTGCGGGTGTGACACAACCCCTGCAACGGACACAGGCCGCAGGGGACCCGTCGGGTGCTCCCTCCTCGGGTTCCCCTGCGACTATCAGAGCTTCCTTCCGCAGATGGTTGGGAAAGAAGCCTGATGTCATGGCATCGTCTGCGCCAGCACTTGTCACGGTAGCAAACGTGCCGATCTTGCACGCCGGAGTGGAGTACCCGCTGAGCACAGGGCCAAGGACATTCACCCCAGAGGACCTGCGTGATGCCGTGATGGCGGCGAACGAGGACAGCAGCGTTCCTCGTCCGCGCCTGAAGATCGGTCATATCGATCCTCGGTTCAACGATGCCCAGGTCTTCGATGGCTCACCGAGTTTCGGCGTTGCAACCAATCTCCGTCTGTCGGATAACGGCACGACGGTGTACGCTGACTATGTCGGCGTTCCCAAGTGGCTGGCGGACATCATGCCGGCAGCCTATCCCTCGCGCTCGGTAGAGGGGTACAGTAATGTGCCTGCCTTCGCACCTGAGGGACAGCAACTGGAAAGTCAGATGGGCAAGCGGTGGCGTTTCGTGATCTCTGCCTGCTCATTGCTCGGCGTACAGTGGCCGGGCATCTCCGTACTTGAGGATCTTCCTCAGTTCTACGGCGAAGAGATACCGGATGGAGTTACCATCGACCCGGCGCTCTTGCAAGGAGGCGATCCAATGAGGTTGTTTGGCAAGACTGCTGCGTCGGTGAATCTCGACGACGTGCGCAGAGCTTTCTATGGCGAGTACGTTCCAGCCAATCCAGAGAAGAACTGGTGGTGGGTTCAGGCTGTGCTGATGGACCCGAACGAACTCGTTGTGGAAGATGACGAGTCCGGTCAGCTGTACAAGCTGTCCTTCTCGTCGGACAAGGGAGCAGTCAGCTTCGGCGATCCGCAGCCGGTTCGCATCGACTACATCCCCGAGACGGTCGAGGCGTACAAGGCTGCTGCCTCGTACGTTGCAGCGACACTGGCGGTAGGCAGGGAAGTGGCCGCCAGCTGGAACACAAGGGATGAGAGCATCCCGCAACCCGACACAGGAGGTTCGATGGATCCCAAGCTGATCCGCGATCGCCTGGGACTGCCGGAGGAAGCAACCGACGCGCAGGTCCAGGAGACCCTCCGCGAGCTCAATGCCGCTGCCGGCATCATCGAGCCGCAGGTGCCAACACCGCCTGCTGCCGAGCCGACACCGGCGGACGAGCCGATCGGAGAGCCTGTCGCTCCTCCGGCAGAGCCTGTGGCTCCTGCCGCTGTGGCGGCAAGCGCACTTCCTCCGGGAACAGTCCTGGTGGACAAGGCGCAGTACGACGGCCTTGTCGCAGCCACCAACGAGTCGCGTGACTTCATTGCGGAGCGCCGCAAGGAGAAGCGTGACGAACTGGTGACCGCTGCGATGAAGGACGGTCGCATCGCTCCGGCCAGCAAGGATCACTGGCTGAACTACCTGGAGCACGATCCCAAGGGTGAGGAGACGCTTGCGTCTCTGCAGCCCGGTCTCATCCCGGTCGAGCTTCGCGCAACGGCGGTTGGCGGCAATGGCGAGGAGGGAGACGCTCTGTCAGCGGATCAGGTGAGCGAGTGGTCTGCTCAGCTGTTCCCCGAGGTCCGTGCGCAGAAGGAGCAGGACGCAGCGGTCGCCGCTTCGGCGGGTGGCATGCGGCGTTCGCGCATCGCTGCCGACGGGCACTACACAAGGCGGTGATGGCGTGAACAACGAGTGCATCACCTACTTCGAGGGTGCGTACACCCAGAAGGTCACGGTGCACGCTGGGTACGCCATGACGGGCAAGACCCTGGCCGGTCCCAAGACCGGCTACCAGGGCTCAGGTCCGGCTCTGGCACCCGACCCGCTGGCCGCCAACGACGGTGGCAACATGGTCGTCCCTGTCGCTCCGGTGGCCGGTGGCGAGGTCAGCGGTGTCATCAGCTGGGACGTTCCGATCAACGGCAAGGCTGTCATCATCGACGGTGACGGAACGGTTCTGCCCATTACGTCCGGCGGGGCAGTCGCCATCGGCGACCTGCTGCAGTCGGACGCACAGGGACGTGTCATCACCGCCGCGCCGGCATCCGGCAAGGTGGTTGTGGGCAAGGCTCGCAGTGCCGCCGGGGCTGCGGGCGTCGACGTCGTCGTCGAGCTCTACACCTTCAACCCGGCTGTCAAGGCGTAGAAGGGAGGTAGGGATGAGGCCAACGAAGCCTGCCGTTCTCCAGATCGACCACGGCCCTCGTGTCATGGTATGCGACGACACCATGGCGACGCTCGTCGCCGAGGGTCGCATGGATCCGGAGTTCGAGCGGATGCGCTTCCGCGATGCCGAGCAGTTCATTGCTGCTCGGTGGGAGGGTCCTCCCGCAGTCGCTGCTGCGCCGTATCCGGGTGCCGTGATGAATCCGTTGGGACCGCCGACGATCACGGGGACCGTGTTCTCGATCGACATCGCGCTTCAAAACCCCACGCGGGTGCTGACGCCGATGGTGCTCGATCTGACAAGGCAGCGGTTCTTCGTGGACCGCGTGTTCACGTCAGCGGGCGGAGTCACCGGCGGAGCCGTGGTCTATGATCTGGTGGTGACACCGGACTACTACATGGACCGCGACGTTCAGCGGGTGGAGCCGGGATCGGAGTTCCCGGTCGTCAGCTTCAGCCGTCGCGCTCCTGCAGCGGCGGTCGTCGAGAAGTGGGGAGGCAAGTTCTACTTCCTCGACGAAACCCGAGACCGCAACCTGATCTCGGAGTTCACAAAGGCAATGCGTCAGCTGAGCAACACGATCGTGCGCAAGATCAACCAGCGCGGCGTCCAGATCCTGGAGGCGTTCATCACCGCAAACTCGCGCACGTTCACCGGCGTCAGCTGGGGCAGTGTCAACACGACGTATGCCGCAGGATCCAACTGGCCGCTGTTTCCGGCGAGGGACTTCGCCAAGGCGGATCTGATCGCGGAGCAGGACGAGATGGACATGGACTACAACCTGTGGATCATGAACCCCACAGAGATGTTCAATCTCGAGGGCATCTACGGCGACAAGCTCGGTGCCCTGCTCGACTCGTACGACATCGATCTGTTCGTCACCAACCGCATGACTGCCGGCAGCGCATACGCGCTGGCCGAGGGTCAGGTCGGCGAGATGCGGATCGAGGCACCGCTCAGCACGGAGACCTGGCGCGACCCGAACGGCAAGCAGCAGACGTGGGTCCAGTCGAGCGTCCGGCCTGTGATGTACGCGAACAACGGGTTCGCGGTCCTGAAGGCAACCGGACTCACCTAGGAGGAGCGATGACGCAGAAGATCATCAAGCATCGTCTCTTCACATGGTTCGAGGTGACGCCCAATCCTGTCGATCCCAGCGGTCCCGACGTGCTCACCGAGCGCATCAACATCGCCGGGGACGACGTGGACATCACCAACGAGGACTACGTCAAGCGCGGTGAGGACCTGGACGCATTCTACACAGACGAGGAGGCCGACGAGATCCGTGCCGGCACCTACGCTGGGACGGATGCCGATCAGGTGTTCTCTCTTCGCAATCGCGGCAACACCGCACCGCGTCTGCAGGCGCAGGGGCAGATCATGCCGGCCGATGGCGAGAGCAACCCCGGTGAGATGTCGGTCGACGAGATGGCCGACTACATCAAGGACCACAAGCTCAACGTCGAGCAGACGGTGGCCCTGGCAGGTGACGACCTCGACAGCATCGAGAAGGTCCTTGACGCAGAGAACCTGGCGACGGACAACGAGCCGCGCCGGGGCGTCGTCGATCGTCTCGAGGCCAAGATGTCGGCTGCCTCAGGGTAGACGATGGCCGACGAGTACAAGGCTCTGACGTATGTGAACCTCCCGTTCCTGGATGGGAACGGGAGGGCATACGTCCCAGGGCAAATGATCCCCCGCTCTGACTTCGAGGAGTCGGTGGAGTTGGCCGAAGAGGCAATGCCCGATCACGAGGGGCTCACGTCGGCCAGCGACATGATCGACGAGTTGCTCAACTGGGGATCGATCAGCGAAGACACGGACGCGGAGCTTCATCCCGCGCACCGCGCTGTCGATCCTGGGCAGCCCACCGTGTACGGTCTTGCCCAACAGGCCAAGCAACTCGTCACGCAGTTGGAGTCGGAGGGCAAGGAAGTGCCGCAGGAGCTCGCCGTCTTCGCGGAAGCGATCCAGAACATCCAGGCACAGGACGCCGGTGCGGGTGGTGACAAGACGTGATGCGCAACGGAACCACTCACTGGATCTGCGAGCAGTGGTCAGAGGAGGCGTGCGAGTTCGCTCGCCGCAAGCTCTGGCTGCCGAAGGGCATCGACATCGGGTCGCATCTGCTTCGTCAGGTGATCGGCGAGGCAGAGGTTGTCAAGGAGGTCGACGGCAACCTCCTACTCAACGAGGGCATCCAGCGGCTGATGGACATGACCATGATCGCCACCGTTCTCTCGAACCAGGTGGCGGGCAACCCGTGGTCGAACGCCAATGCCTTCACCGGTGTCGGCGACAGCAACACCGCTGAGGCGGCAACGCAGGCGGAACTACAGGCTGCGACCAACCGCTTCTACAAGGCGATGAACGCGACATATCCGTCACGCTCGAACCAGACGGTCAGCTTCCAGTCAGACTTCGCCGGTACAGAGGCGAACTACGTCTGGGCGGAGTGGTCGATTGCGGCTGGCGCCACCACCGCTTCTGGGGCAGGGTTCCTGAACGGCACGACGAACCTGCAACGCAAGGTCGCCGCGCTAGGCACCAAGTCATCGGGGACATGGACGCTGACGGCACAGGTCACGTTCTCGTGAGGTTGTGGGGGATCCCTTCGCCGCAAGGGGTCCCTCGCAACGCTTCTAGGAGGAATGGTGCCAGGATCGACTCCTAACTACGCGATCCCGTATCCCGTCGGGACGGATGCTCCCAATGTCGCCACGGACATGCAGGCTCTGGCGACCAAGGTCGATAGCTCCATCCCACTGCCGAACGTACCGAACGGTTACGTGCGGCTCAACGCTTCCGGCGATCTCATTCTCAGCAACACACAGAAGTTTGGTTGGGCTGACATCCCCATATACAGGGATCCGTCCGGCAATACGCTGCGGATGGACGCCGATGTGCGTGTCTACGCTTACGACGGTACTGCCTCCGACATTCTGCTCACCGATGAGGGTGCCTGGCCCTACCTTTCTCTGCGCTGGGACTCGACTCAGAACGGTGGCGCAGGGATAGAGTTCTTCAACAACCCGGCGAAGACAAAGGGCTGGGGACTCTACTCACAGGATGCTGACGCTGCTCCCGGGTATTTGCGTATCTACGCCATCGCCAATAACCACGACTACTTCAGGTTTGGGTCGAATGGTATTGAGTTCTCCGATGCTGCTCAAGGTGGGGCTGGTAACACCTGGGACACATTTTTCGGTCGAGTTGCTACCAAGACGCTGCAGGTTGGCAAGGGTGGTCAACCGACAGCGTTAGGAATCACTGCTGACAATACCGTTTGGCCATTCTACATCTATGACGTAGCTGCAGCTTCACAACCTAAGTTCCACATGGGGATCAACGGCGACATGAACTGGGGTACTGGTGCTGTAGCTTCGGATACCAACCTCTATCGCATCGCTGCAAACTACCTGGCGACCGACGGCGGCTTTGCCTCTCGCGGTGGGACAGGGTTTGTGTATGCACCCGCGAGCGTCACCGGGGCCGTGGTTACTTCGCAAGTGTCTGGCGAATCTTATGCCCGCTTCGGGGTTGATGTGAACGGTTACACGCAGTGGGGACCGGGTAACGCAGCGCAGGACACAAAATTGTATCGCGCGGCGGCGGGTTCTCTCCAAACAGATGGTACGTTTGAAGCTGGAGTTCTTCGTGCGCTCACTTATGGCATCTTCAATGACAACGGGACGGCTCCCGTTGTTGGGGTTGGTTACGACTTCAACGGTCACCAGTTCTGCGGTATCGGCTTTACCTATGACACGTCTCTGTATCGTTATGCGGCCCAGATCTTGCAGACAAATGCCAGGATCATTGCGAGTGGTGACGGCTCGTTTGCCTTCCACGCTGAGGTTCCAACTTCTGGTGGTGCCTACCAGCCGTTCTACTATCGGGTGTTGGGAGATTCGCAGCCACGGTGGGCCGTGATGTATGACGGTACGATTCAGTGGGGAACCGGAGGATCAACTGCTCCGGACACAACCCTTGCCCGTAGAGCGCCGAACTGTCTTATAACTTCCGGCGAACTTTGGACGACACAGCGTGTCTTCATCAACGAGTCGCGTACAGGTGGCTACTCGGCCATCATGGTACAGAACATGGCCAGCGATGGCTACTACTTCGCGATGAAGAGAGCCTCAGACACTACCAATGTGTGGATCATGGGTGCCGATGGTCGAATGGTTTGGAGCGCAGGTGGCGGCAGCGCGCAGGACACCAATCTGTATCGCGGTGGCGCTGGCTTGCTGATAACTGATGGGCAGTTTCAGGCTAGCGGTGGCATCACAAATGCGAGTCTGCCACCACAGCTGAAGCAATATGCTGCGTACGAGCCGTCTGACATGAACAATTCTCAGACGAGCGGTTGGTATTATGCAAACAGTATCGCGAATCAGCCGCCGAGTTCCACGAGCCAGTGGTTGTACCAGGTCATCATGTGGGGTAGCAACGGCTACGGTAAGCAAATAGCCTATGGCCTCTACTCCAATGAAGTCTGGACGCGGTACCTCTACAGTAGCACCTGGAATCCCTGGGCACAGGTCGGCGGTGTCCCGACTGGTGCCGGCGCTGACTGGTTCGGAGCAACAGCGCCAACAGGGTTCCTGCTGTGTGACGGGAGCGCGATCTCGCGCACGACGTACTCAGCGCTGTATGCGATCCTAGGAACTGCCTATGGAGCAGGTGACGGCTCGACGACATTCAACCTCCCCGACCTGCGTGGGCGCGTGATCGTCGGGATGGCATCTGGTGGACATGCCAGCGTGAATGCCCTCGGTCTGAATGATGGTGCTGCTTTGGCGAATAGGACTCCGAAGCATAGCCACACGAACGGACTCACGCTGCCGACTCACGCGCATGCGCACAGCCTTACGCTACCGAACCACTACCACAACGTCAGCGACCCAGGACACGGACATTCCGTCCAGTCCTGGCAGTACTCGACGGCTGGTGGCGGTTACAGCATGGGATACTCGACCTCAGCATCCGGCTCGTACAGCGTGAGCCCGGTGGGCATGATCAATAACAATGGAACCGGGATCGCTGTCTACGACGTCACACAAGGTGCACTTGCGATCAACGGAGGAGTCGGTAACAACTCATCGAGTCCTGCCATCGCTGGTACGATTGGTGTAGCGGTCGGAGGCACAGACTCACCGAGCTACGTCACCGCGAACAAGATCATCAAGACGTGAGCGATCCCATCCTGAGAAAAATGGTCTTGGAAGTTCTGAGGGGTCAGTCACCCTTCTACTACATCTTCCCGAACGCCAGCGCCTTCGTGGCAGCAGGCTTGATCAACGCTGAGGATGTAGCGGAGGTGCTTACAGAGCTATACAACGAAGGGCTGTTGGAGCGCGAGCATCTCTTCATCGAGGTTACGGGTGGCGTCGATGACGGTGCCACCGAGAAAGTTGATGGAGGATATCGCTTGATCAATGACCCCGGTGAGGAGGGAGCGAAGTGAGTGAGTTTCGCACGTACAAGTTCATGGTTGTGCCGGTTGTGCAGGAAGTGGACGATGAAGGCAACGTCGTCAGCGAACTCACGCCGGAGCAGCCGATTGCGGTGTTCGGGATCGCAGGTCTGCATACATTCGCAGACAACTTCGAGGCCGACCTGATCACGCGCATGCAGCAGTCTACCAACAACAGGAGGGAACATGCAAGTGTCAGTTCAGGTCCTGCTGGGAATTGACGAGGAGCCGAGCATGTCTGCCACCGAGGCGGCAGAAGCGATCCTCAAGGCTCTCGGTGGTGACGAGGCCACCGACTTCGTGACGATCACCGCCAACAGGCAGATGGTCACTGCGCAGGCAGGCACTCCGCCCGCACCGCCTGCGCCCGGTACGTTCATGGCCCCGACGATGATGCCTCCGCCCATCAGGTAGCCATGCCGCAACTGAAGCCCACCGCTGACCCCGACGTCTTCATCGAGCAACAGAAGAAGGACTATGTCCGCTACTGGCGCACCGATGGTTTGCGGTGGGAGGTTCTGGGAACGTGCGCCCGCCAGGGGCACTGCATGGTCGGGGCAGTCCTGGCGGACGGCACGGAGATCGACGATCCTGATCATCTTCAGCAGCTGGTAGATGATGGTATCATCACGGAGTCACACCTAGATACACCCGTGGCTCCTGGTTTCAACGGTTGCTGCCCACTACAGATCATACCGCTCGCGAGTAGGTAAATGGTCGCGCTGACCGAGTGGTATCTGCACGATGCTACTTTCTCAGGATCGGGCACGTATCCTGGGGCGACCTCTCAGTCAGCGACATCACCGGGTGTCACGGTGTCCGGCGCGAGCACCAACCGGACGATGGACGGCACCAAGGGTACAGGCGCGCAGACACTTGTTGCCGGAGCATCGCTCGCACAGACCGCTACGCAGAACATCTGGTTCCGTAGGTTCATCTCGCCACCGCTTGCGGCGCAGACGATCCCGGCTGGGACTGGCCTCACCGGCATTGCCGGAGGCTTCCTCGTCTCCAACAGCAATGCGTCGGGTGTCTTCCCTAGCTATCCGGTCGTGTACATCTGGCGTCCGAGCACGGGTGCCATTGTCGGCAAGCTACTAGACACGGTGACTGCCGGAGGATCTGTTGGCGTGGGCACCAGTGAAACCTGGAACATCTCTGGATTCCAGAACACATCTGCGCTTGCAATCCTGGATGGTGACGTACTCGTCTGCGAGCTCTGGATGCACGGGACACAGGGCATGGCCACCTCGTACAACTGGTCGGTTGGTTACGGTAGTACGACTGAGTATCCGAACACTACCGGCGGTGCAATCACAACACCGGCAACAGCGCTGTTTACACCGTCTATCACCCTGTATGCTCCGACGCCGATCTCTGATACAGACGTCAATGGGACGACTACCGAGTCTGCTACAGTACAGACACCGACGCCGATCTCTGGTGCTGATACCGATGGAGCGATTACCGAGTCAGCGTCTATCACCAAGATCGTACTGGCAACCGTAGCTGATGCGGGTGCGATCTCTGAGTCAGCGTCCGTTGTTGCCAAGGTACCGGGCACGGATACGAATGCTGCAGCAACAGAATCGGCACAGTTCGCATCACACACCGGGGACACGGACGGGAATGGTGCGACCACAGAGAGTGCGAGCTACGTTCTCGGCAACACTCAGATCGTTGTCTATGAGCCGGACAAGGTCAGCAGCTACAACCTGCTCAACGCATCGGTCTCAAGTTATAACGCCATACCCATACGCTACTCTACATACAACGCTATCCCGCAGAGCTCAATACCTCTGCCCAACCTGGTCGAGTCTGTAGCAGTCACGATCCCGGTTGCGGCCTTTGATGGCAATGGGACGGTCACCGAGGCAACGCAACTGGTCTACCCTGGTGCTGCATCTGCGGATGTAGCTACTGGTACAGATACCGCCACCGTTGTCGTCAAGGTCTCGAGCGCGGACACGAATGGCACGACCACAGAGACAGCTGCATATGTCTATCCGCTCACCTCTGCTGATGCCGGTATCGGATCTGACACTCAAGTTCTGCAGGCTGGCGCTACCGTCAGTGGCGTAGATACCGGGCTGGGTCTTTCTGAAGTTGCCAGCGTAGGCAAGGCTCTGATTCCTGCGGCTGACTCCGCTACGCTCGTAGAGAGCACAACTCTCGTCAGCCAGATCTCTGCGAGCGACACGAATGCGGGGATCACCGAGTCTGCTGGCGACCAAACGTATGCGACAGACTCGGGTACAGGTACAGACGTCGTCACTCTCACCGCGCAGATCCCTGTTGCGGATGCCGGCGCTGGTGCTGATACCGGAACGCTACAGACGCAAAACTTCAAAACCGACACAGACACCGGCACCGGCACAGAGACGGCCAGCACGATCATCGGTCTGATCACGGCCACGGATGCCGGGTCTACCGCTGAGGTGCCAGTCCTCAAGGCTCTGCTCATCAGCGCTGATGTCGGCAGCGGTGCAGACCAGTCTCAGATCCCGACTTCAATGTACTTTGCAGCCGATGCTGCAACAGGGATTGACAACGGTATTGTTCAGGTACTTCTGACGGTACTTGACAGTGGGATTGCGACCGAGACAAACGGCTTTGGATTCACAGTTTCGGAGGTCTTTGTCGGACTTGATTTCGCCGCGCTGTGGTCTCAAGTCTTTGACAGCGATGCCGGAACGATTTCCGAGCAGGGTGCGCATTATCCGCCGACCATACTCGGTGCGCTGAAATCAGGTAAGATCACGCGCGGGCTAGACGGCAGTCTAGTCCGACTGGGTTCGAGGGGAGATGTCCAGAGCCGTGATTTCATAGTCCTGAAGAAAGGCACTGTGAGAGGGTTGGCAGGAGACGTTGAGACGACCGTTACAGGGAGGGTTGAATGAGCGTTGTCACATTCTCAGATTACCTGCCGACTCCACGCTTTGACGGCATTCCCTGGATCAAGATCAACATCGAGGAGTCAACTGCGGACACCGGTCCGTGGACGCTCATTGACACTCAAGACCTTCACCCAGTTGATCTCGATCCGTCAGACCCGTCACCGCGCAGCTTCACCACGGACACGGCAACGATCGATGAAGGTGGTTGGTACAGGATCACCTTCCTGGATGTCAACAGCAACGTTGTCATCTCCGACCCCATTCAGAACATCCCACAGGCCGAAGAGCCGTGGTTGCCGTCCGTGCGCGACGTGGCGCTCAAGATCCTCTCGCGTACGAGAGACTCGCATGGCAATCAGCTGGGAACGTTCACCACCGACACAGTGCCCACCGCCACCGACTGCGCCGCCATCATCGGGCAGGCTGCACTTGACGTGGCGAAGGTGCTCGGGGACAATATCCCCGACAGCATGTATGACGACGTGGGCAACCTCATCGCCGTGAGGGCAGCGATGCAGATCGAGCTTGCGTACTACAGTGAGCAGGTCAACACTGGGCGCAGCATCTACCCGCAGCTGGAGAAGGATTACGAGACAGAGGTACCACTTCTCAGCAAGCAGCTGATCACCGTCATTGACGGCGGTGAGATGGGTCCGGTTGCGGCTGGTCCCGGTCTTGGTGCATCGTTCGGAGGCTTCCCCGATCCGTATCCCGACTGGTTGACCAAGAAGATGTAATGCGGCTCTGGATCAGAACACATAACCTCGATGCCGCCATAGCGCGGTATGAGCATCTCGCTGAGGCTGCTACGGATATGCAGCCAGCGATGGAAGAGGTTATGCTGATCATGATGGGAGCCATCAAGGCAACCTTCCTGAGCGGTGGGCGTCGTGGTGGTGGCTCCTGGGCAGCGCTCACGACCGAGTGGCTTCTGCGCAAAGAGCGCATGGGCTGGGATCCTCGCATCGGGTTTGCGCGCCATCGTCTGTACGAGGCATTCACGATCCCCGGCGCTGATCACCAGCGTCTTCGTGTTGGGCCGCATTCCGTAGAGATCGAGTCGGATCTGCCTTACGCAGCAACGCAGCAGGCGCACCGTCCATTCATCAAGTTCACGATGAGGGACCGCCGGGAGATGGCTCAGGTCTGTAGTGAGTATCTCGTTGCGGCATGGAACAGGACGCCATGAGCATCTTTGATGCCATAGCTGTTGCCGATGATCTCGAACAGGCTGTTCTTGACACCCTCGAGAAATGGTTCTACACCTACCTCGTGGAGTACGAGCTACAGGCCGGTCTGATCCCCAACAATCAGACCGTGCCGGTACACCCGATGCCTCGCGCGTACCTAAAGGTCAACCAGCTGGACAAGGAAGCAGCCGATCAGCTACCCAGCATTGTGTGCGTGAGCCCAGGGCTGAGTAATCGCCACGCACCGATGCAGGAGGGTGACGGTTCCTTCCGGGCATTCTTCAACGTCGGCGTGGGCGTGTTCTGTACCGCGAAGGATCGCAAGGACACGATGAAGATCTGTCGCATCTACACCGCCATCTGCCGCACGATCATGCTACAGCAGCAATCTCTCGGTGGATTCGCGGATGGCAGCTGGTGGCTGGACGAAAGCTACGATCCACATTTCTCATTTACGGACGACCAGACGATTAGCGCCGGTCAGGTTGTGTTCGAGATCGAAGTCGCTGGGGTCGTCAACAGGTTCGGTGGACCGAAGACCACCGATCCGCTGCCTGATCAGCCGGGCAGCGAGTGGCCGTTGGCCGAGGAAGTAATCGCAACAGTCGAGATCATGGAGGACTAATGCCGCCAACACCAAAAGCGGAAACGAAGTCCTCAGGGCAACCCGAGGACTACAGGAATCTCGACCTGCACGTGGTGAGTCTTGGAGACGGCCGCATGGTGGGCATCGGCGAGATCTTCCAACTCACACCGGAGCAGGCTACCGACGAGCACAACATGACTCTGCTCAACGAGGGGATCATCGTGAACCTGCAGGACTACGAGGATTCCATCTCTGGGACAGAGGTGCAGCAAGCAGAAGCAGAGCCATCAACGAAGAAGGAAGGAGCTAAGGAATGACGCGTCCTGGCGTAGTCGTCGCCGTTCAGACGTCAGTTCCGCCTCGCTCCATTCCGACCGACACAGGCGTCGCGTTCATCGCCGGCATGTGTGACAAGGGAGCAACCAACGCCGCGACGTTGGTGCAGAGCCTGGATCAGTTCACATCGCTCTGCGGTGGGCGCGTGACCTACAGCATCCTGTGGGATGCCGTGGACATCTTCTTCCGCGAGGGAGGGAATGCCGCGTACATCGGTCGTGTCGTCGGACCAGCAGCGACGTCTGCCGCGCATACGTACAACGATGCGGGTGCAGCGCCCAGTCTGGTTCTCTCGGCCGACTCCCCAGGAGCATGGGGCAACAACATCAAGGTCGGGATCATCGCGGGGCAGGTGACCGGGTATGCAATCCAGGTCACCGATGCCAGCAACAACATCCTCGAGACATCGTACGACCTGGTCACACAGGCCGACGCTGTCGCGTGGGTCAACTCCTACAGCCAGTACCTCACCGTGGCGCTTGGCAGCAGCACCAACCCGCCAGCACTGGTCGCAGCCGTCGCGCTCACCGGCGGCAACGACGACCGTGGCAACGTCACGGATGCTCAGTGGCTGAACGCGCTCAACACGTTCGTCCCTGCGCTCGGACCCGGCCAGGTGCTCGCTCCGGGCAGGACGACAACGGCTGGGACACAGCAGCTGGCATCGCATGCGGCTGCCAACAACCGGGTCGCGCTGATCGATCTGGTGGACACCGCAACACAGGCAACGCTGCAGTCCGGCGCTGCCGCAGCCGCCGCCAGCGGCTATGGGCAGTACGCGGCGTCGTTCGCTCCGTGGATCATTGTGCCTGGTGCGACTGCCGGCACAACGCGGATCGTGCCGCCATCCTGCGCCATCGCGGGGCTCATCGCCCGCAACGACGTGCTGCACAACCCGGACTACCCGGCTGCTGGTGAGGCCGGTGTTCTCAACTCGGCCATCGGGCTGTCACAGGTGCCCTGGTCGGATCTGTCGAGGCAGACGCTCAACGGGTCCGGGGTCAACGTCATCCGAGGAATGCTCGGTGGCTACAGGAACTACGGCTACCGTTCACT